TCTACAGTTGCTGACCAGGTTGTAGTGAGTACATCTGAACCGATTGCTTCAAGCAATTCGTTAACGTCGTCACGATTAACTGTTGCTTCATCTGAACCATCATCAAATGCTTCTGAAAAGAAATCATACACCTTGCTACGGGTGGAGATAACCTTTCTGTATGCTTCTTGTGCTTCAAGTTGGACTGATTCAAGTCGCAACTTTAATGTAGCCTCACTCTTGATTAGTTCTTTGAGTGATTCTTCTGTGAAGTTGTAGGTTACTGCGTCTACTGTGATTGGATTTAGGTACACGATTCTCCTTAGATTGATAGTAGTTCTAGTGCTCGAAGTTTGATGCCATCATTGCGCCCTGCTAGGGTAGCAATACTAGCATCTTTTTGAGAGTAATGGTCAGCATATTCTACAACTGCTTGCCACAAACCAAACTCTGTGTTGCGAATGTTCTCTTGCGTTGGGCTATCTGAGTAGATAGCAAACGCCTTCTGCCGTGCATTGAGAGCACGGGACTTAGCGTTCTTTTCACCCTTAGATAGTAGGTGCAGCGGTGCGTTCTCTATCTTGGTTGGCAATGCCCATACTTTTTTGAAGTAGGCTGTTGCTCTGTTGATGTCTGACTCACGTTGCATGAGATGGTTAGCCAGGTCGCTATACATATCAATGCTTGAGTAGGTTAGGTCAAGAAGATTTCGCATATCAGATACTGATAGCACTGCGTTTTGTGTATGACGCAGCGTATATGTATGTGCTTGGCTCTTGCTTCTAAAGATACGATTGATTTGATTAGCACAAAACAATCGCTCAATGATAGGACGTAGTACTACTGATGATGAACCATCATGGCTGGTCTTGGCTAGCAAGAAGGCAGCATGCGGGTCGCCTTTGATTTCCATTTCTTTTGGTAATGACATGAGCATCCATACTTTTGCTCCGCCATCATACTCACCTGCTGCTGCATAGCGAGCCTCTCCTGAATCAATCAATCCATCTAGTGAGCCAAAGACTTCAGAGTTCTGAAAGACTTTGTACTTGCTACCCACTACACCAATGACTGATTCTTTTCCTTGATGTGTTTTTACCACTGCTTGCTTCTTTGGTACATGCAAGAAGTCAGAGGTGTGCATCTCAGATAATCCAACAGTCCAGTTAAGTCCTGCTTGCTGTGCTACTTGTGCTGCGCTGGTTGCTTCTACCGCTACGCCTGCTTTAATCCAGGCTGAACGGTTTTTCTTTTCTACTACATCTGCTGTAGTCATATGTCCCTTTCTTTACCATGAAGCCTGATACTCGAAGGCCCATCCTTCGGGTACATCTTCAATGAGTTTACTTACTATTTTCACGGTGTTTTCAAGACCATGAAAATACCATTCGTCATATTCTGTGCTGCCAAAGAAGAAGCCAGAGCCTGTTGGCAGTAGTTCATGTGCTCGTTCTTTACTGCCATCTGCTAGTACCTCATTGCATAGTATTTTTAAATCAATTAAAGAACTACGTGGTACATAGATTGGCTGACAGTTGTCTTCTCCATCTGCTAGTTCTTGAATAAACCAGTTGTGGATAGCATTAACCTTGCGCCAGTATCCAACTTGGATAGACACAGATGCAAAGGCTAAATCATCTGGGTTATACATCCAATTAGTAGCCCCTACAAGAGAGGCAAGGATTGTATAGTCAGCATTAAGTTTCTTATTGTGTGTCTCTGGTTCCCACTCAATAGATGCAATGCTCTTGCGAGCATAGAGATACATATCTAATCCCATGATTAGATACCCATCCCTGCCTTGACCTTTGGGTGCAGTTCGTATGTCATAGCAACAAACGCAGCCGAAGGCCAGCCTGAAGTAAAGACTCTGTTAAGTAGGTTTGCTAGTGAGTAACTTGGATTACTTTGTAATGCTCTAGCAAGTACAACCTTAGCCTCATCAGTATTTTCTATTGAGTAGATGTTGCTAGCAAGGATGCTTGCAACTGGTGCAATGAACTCATCTGGCACTGAGTTAATAAAGCATGTAAGATAATTGATAACTGATTCCATTGGACGCTCTGATGGTAGACCTAACATAAAGTCACGCAACTGAATGTCTTTCTGTAGTGCTGCTGCCATCTCTGCAATGTGTTGTTCATCTGGTTCTAAACCTGAATCAACCTGTGAGTAGATGCTATTAGTTAGGCGTACACGTTGCTCTAATAGTTGTTCTTCTGTGCCGTTCTCATCAAGCAGTTCTGAATAGAACTCTTGAACTTGCTCTAGTGTTATTGTCATTTGTTTTCCTTTTCTTTTGTATAGCGCTGGAAGGATTCCAACACATCTTGTTGTTGCTCTTGGGTGAGCATTGCCCATAGGTAGCCAAGTAAATAAAAGGGACCAAACTCATCATCATAAAGTTTTCTGGCTAACTCTTTTACCTCTGTTAGTTCTGCTATTCCTACTGTCATTTGTTTCTCCTTAGTACCAGCCATGTTCTCTCCAATGTCTCCATGCAACTGATGGTCTGTCATATCTATGCATTATGTAGCCCAGCCCCCGCTCAATCTGAAGCGGGGCTGGGGTATCGGGGTCAAGTTTTAATAGTTGTGGTACACCAAATGCAGAACTGTTTGGGTTCTGTGCTTTGTGATTCCATGCTGACTCTTTGCCCCAGAGTTTCATTAGAGCACGATGCTCAGACAAGTTCCACTCGGGATAGGCCATTCGCATAAACTGTTTTGCATATAACTTCAGAGCGCGGGGAGTCCAATGGAACTCGCTCATCTCTGTAGGTTTGGCTTCTGTGTGTGGTTGTGCTTGTGCTACTGGCGTGTGCCCTGGCAGCATTGACCAGAACACTAGATACCATGCTGTAAGCAAGGCGAATAGTTTTTTCATCTAACAACCCATCTGTAGAGGATATAGAAAACTGTAATGATGAAGAGCCAGGACTGTAATGGTGTGAGAGGGAGGATTGATATGTCATTCATCATCATCTTCTGTGTTGCAAACATCGCATAGTGTGCCGCATTGGCTGCATCTTGCATCATCATTCATCTCCCCACATCCTGTCTGGTTCTGTGTAGATATCACTGTCATCTTCCACATCTTTGTCTAGTGCTATGTCATCTTCAAGCGGTGGTTCGTAGCCCATCTTTTTTTCCTTTCATTACATGCATCTGGTCTCCATACATACTATGTCTGATAACTGAATAAATTGATATGCCGTATACCTCACACAATTTCAACAGTCTTTTAACTGTTATACTTCTATGGTTACGCTCATAACTACCCAATGCTGCGACAGTAAACTCGCCATTGCTTACGCGTTCTACATCTGCAAGTGTGTATCCTGCAACCAACCTTACTATCTTGAGTGTTGTCATTACATCTAAGTGTTCAGGGTTTAAGTCACTCATTATTTTCCTCACAATCGTCACACTCTTTGCATAGTCCGCAGTCATCACATGTAAAGTTATATTGCTCGCATACTTCACAGTATGGTGGTACGTATGGGCCTGTCATTCACACTCCTCCTTAATATAATCTTTAAGGAATCCCCATAGTTCATTCTGTTCTTGGATACCTTGTTCCATTACATACTCACTAAAGTCTTGGTCAAGTGCGTAGTATTTTACATTTCTCCATAAGTTTGTTTGGGCTACTAATACTCCATATGCAGGGGCTATCATTACTCCTCCTCTACGTATATCCTGCCAGTCGCCATCATCTCTTCGAGGATAGCGTTGGCTTTCTTGATTGATGTTATTGCTGTATCAATGGACTCGTTTAACTCCGCTATCTCATTCACTGTGTACGACATAGTTTGTTTCTCCTAACTTCGTCCATGCACATGGACTGCAATAGTTTCTGGGCGCTGTCTTATCTCTATCTACAAGAATGTCCATGCCACATGCATGACATTCATCTATTTTGTATTTACTTTGTATTGGATAGTGTGCTTTTGTTATGAACTCTTTGACCATAAGTCTTCCTTTGCTATGTCTGGGTCCATGTAATAGTCTACGCTGCGGGCTTTCTTGGCTATCCTTAGCGCACGGCGCAGTTCTATATTCTCTTTAGTAAGTAGCATGTTCTGTCTAATTGCTAGTGTAACAACTGCAATACTTGTAGTCAACGCTATCAGTAGTGCAAGCATAGTCATGGAATCTAATAACATTCTGTTACCTTTCATATTATATAATGGACTTGTAGTTATCCGTGTTAACTACCTGGGGCCGAGGAAAAAAGGGGAGAGGTGAGTGAGAGCCTAAGCCCCCACCCACCCCTCTTTGTTTATGCTTGCGATACTGAGGTAAGGACTACCTGCTTGAGACCAGGCTTTCTGTCCTTGTTGTCAATGTTGGGACGACGGTCCCATCGTGTATTGCCAATCCCTTCAGCGTTGATAAACGCTGTCTGGTCTTCAAGCCAGTTGAGTGCTCGAAGTTGTGCGATTACATTCTCATCGAAGATAACCACTCGAGTGGAGTCAGAGCAAATCATGCGCCCTGTTGGTAGTTGTTCGTAGTCGTTGATGGATGCTGTGTAGAATCCATTGCGGTCAACAACATTCTTGATAACGCTGTTCTTGAATGTGACTGTGTTCATGTTATTTCCTTTTCTGTTGGTAGTGTTGTTGTGCAGACCTGCTCCTGCACTTGTTCAGAGCAGGTCTGCCTTGCATTAGTTACAACTTGGACATACAGCGTGCTTGTTGCATACCATTCGACAGTCTTGACAGACCATCTCATGTGGACCTAAGTCCACAACCAGTTCAAAAAACCTATCGGATAGGTTGGTGATAGGTTCTAGGAACTCGTCACGGGTATCTTCCCAGGTTTGGGTAGCGTATACGAAGTACGGTTCTACGCGTGTAGTAGGGCTAACCCAATCATGTCCTGATGGCTCAGTTACACTGTGCCATTGTGCAGGGTAGATGAGGTTTGCCTCATCTACTATCTCATGGGCGATGTTAGTCGCCCGTGAGTCGCGTAGGTCTTGGCAGTCCACACATAGTTCCATCTGAATCATGCACTGGTAGCATGGGTTGGAGATAGTTAGTTCGTCACTCATTTGTTTGTCCTCCTATACAGTCGCAGTATCCGCCTGCACCGCATGTGTCACATTCCATGTGGTCACATGTTGTGCACTCGATAACCGCATAGTCGCCACACCATTGGCATTGTGTGTCTTGTAGCACTATGTTTCTTATTGTGTGCATTGTCGTTCCTTTCTTTTCCGTCTCCACCCGTTGTGGAAACGCCGCAAGAAATACTCCTAAGTCATTCAGACAGCGCAATTGCGCTGGATGCGGGGCATGGCTGGACTGCGAGCCTGCGAGCAGGCGCACACTTGTGGGCGCTTCAGACAGGCCAGAAGCGTGGTTTACCACGCTGAGAGCAATCGTGACCGCTTTGCTCTGCTGAATAGGCAGAGCAGGGAACGATTTGACGACGGAGTATGATGAAGGCACCGCAGGAGCACGAGCCTGAGGATGGCGTAGCGCGGCCTTGGACGCGCCGACAGACTGGCGAGAGATGAGGGCTGAGTGCATGTCAGCATGAGAAGGCAATAGACCATAAGGCTATGCCTTCGATTGCGACAGGCGAGACCGCGCTTGCGCGGGCGGACAGCCTTCGGTGCGACCCTTGGCTACGGTAGCAGAGGTGAGGGTTTGCCAGCCATCGCCAGGGCTGTAACTATTTCAGTTTAATAAAACAGGGGCGAGGTAGTCCTGTCTATCGAGCCGCAGACTAGTCTCTGTCTACACTCAGCCTGTACAGTACAGGTCAACCTGTATCTGTCTACCTGTAGTCTGGTTCTGACCCTAGAGTGATTAAACTACGGCTGTAAGATATACTGTATCTCCCATAAAGATTTTCCCGTACAGTCCCCTATGCCCTGTTTAGGCTGTTACTTAATTGTTTTAATTAAGTAAAAAGATTTTTGCCTTTGGACCGTTCGGAATGGCTGTTTGAACGGGTTAATACTATATAGAGACTATTTCTTTTACTACCTAAGCAAGTTCTTCAGGAACTTGCGTTACAGACTGTATCTACTATCCGTTACTAACTGGTCTGTACTATATGCAGATGGGACAGTTACGTGACTTTTCAAAAGACTAATAACCCCCGTACCGCTATGGCAGCAGAGGCTAAAGCCAAAGTTTTGGCACTGGTATCTGAAGGTATGTCGGTACATAGGGCTATGGAACAAAATGGCAAAAAGCCAGACACTGTTCGTATCTGGTGTCTAAGAGACCCAGCCTTTGCTACCGCCCTTGTCGAGGCAAAGGAAAACGCTAAAGAGCGTTCATTAAAAGCCATGGGCGTAGCCCGTGAAGATATTACCTTTCCTCAGTTCTCTGAGATGTTTTTGGACCAGCGGGTTTTTCCACATCATATGGATTGGATTGACCTATTAGAGGGACGCGAGCCATCATGGCTGCACCCCAATATGATTTACGAGCCAGGCAATCGGAACCGCCTACTTCTAAACGTTCCCCCTGAGCACGCCAAATCAACCGTCATTACGGTTAACTACGCAACTTATCGCATCGCTCTCAATCCGAACGTCCGCATTATTGTGGTCTCGAAGACCCTTGTTAAAGCACGCGAGTTCGTGTACGCAATCAAGCAGAGATTATCCCACCCGCGCTGGCTAAAGTTGCAAACAACTTTTGGACCAGAAGGGGGCTGGAAAGAGGACTCAGATACTTGGCGAGTTGACACGGTCTACCTTGGGAGTGATGCGAGAAACTCAAGCGAAAAAGACCCAACTATTCAGGCACTGGGTATGGGTGGTCAGATTTACGGAGCACGTGCTGACCTGATTATCCTAGATGACTGTATAACTACCTCTAACGCTCACGAGCATGAGAAGCAGATTAACTGGCTGCAAAAAGAAGTTATTACCCGTCTGGGCAAGAATGGTAAGTTACTGGTGGTAGGTACCCGTATTGCGCCATCTGATTTTTATAAAGAACTCCGCGACCCTAAGCATTGGTCTGGCGGCAAGTCACCCTTTACATACATGGGTATGCCAGCAGTTCTTGAGTATGGAGATAAGCCAGAAGAATGGGAAACCCTTTGGCCTGCAAGTGATACACCCTGGGACGGGGATGAAGATACCCCACCTAATGAAGAAGGGTTATACCCTAAGTGGGATGGCGAAACGCTTTTCAAGCGTAGAAGCGAAGTAACCCCAGCAACATGGGCGCTTGTTTATCAACAAGAAGATGTAACTGAAGACTCTATCTTTCCACCTGAACTGGTGCAAGGTTCTATCAATGGTATGCGTAAGCGTGGTCCATTAAAGCCAGGTGCTACAGGACATCCACCTCAGGTTGAGGGTTACACTATTGTGGGCTTTGACCCCGCTATGGCGGGTAACGCTGCATTTGTGGCTATTACCTATAACAGGACCGATGGAAAGATTTATGTTCTAGAGTGTTTAAACATGCCAGACCCTACGCCACAAAAGATTAGGCAAGCCATTGAAGATTTTACGCTTCGGTACAGACCGCAAGAGTTCCGCGTTGAAATCAACGCCCACCAAAAAGCCTACTCCCTCGACGAGGAACTACGAACATGGCTCTCTTCACACGGCGTACGGCTTAATTCTCACTTTACAGGCAAGAACAAATGGGACACAAACTTCGGTGTGGCATCAATGTCAACACTCTTTGGCACTACACGCGAAGGAAAGTTCCAAAAGAACAACATTATAGAATTACCTAGTACTGAAAACTCAGAAGGTATGAAGGCGTTAGTGCAACAGTTAATTACCTGGAAGCCTGACACCAGAGGTAAGACAGATACTGTTATGGCTTTGTGGTTTGCGGTTATCCGTGCCCGTGAGTTTATGCAACAGAACAGTAACATATCTAGATACGCCAACAATCGTTGGGCTACTAGAGCGCAGCAACATAAACGAACATCAATCAATCTAGATGATGCCGCATCTGAAATGTGGCAACAACAATACGGATAAGGAATAACTATGGTACTACCACTAGTAGGGTTAGCAGCAGGAGTAGCGGCCCGTGCTGTTGCAAAGAAGGTTGCATCTAATGCCGTTAAGAAGGCAGCAACTAAAAAGTTAGTTAAAGAGGCTGCTAAGAAAAAGCCACTTACTAACCCTAAGTCTGCTGTTAAAGTAAAGCCTGCTGCTAAGCCAGTTGGTAATAGACCTAATCCTTCTAAAGCAGAAGAAGAAATGATTTCTAGTGTGTCTCGTGGTGGAGTAGGTCGTCAACTTGGTAAAGCAAAAACTGCTCGTAAATTTCAATCTTCTACTAATAAAGCCAAGCCTAATGCTAGTACACCATCACGTACTCCAGAACAAGGTAACCGTGGTGCATTTAGTTACAATACTGTAAAAATTAATTCACAGCGCAATTTAAAAAAGAAGTAATAGTTTTTAATCAACCGTTAGGACAATAATGCTTTCTATAGAACAAATTTCTGCACGGGTTGCATCACTTAAAGACCGTGCTGCAGAGCGTGATGCACGCCAGCAAGATGTTCTTGCCGTCCGTAAAGGACAGATAGCAAGTGTTTACCCAGACTTCTTTCCGCAGGGTGTTGACGCTAACGTAGTTGCTAACTTTATTGACATTGTAGCCCGTGACCTATCAGAGGTTATGGCTCCACTACCATCCGTTAACTGTTCTGCTGCTAATCAAGCAAACGACCGTGCTCGTAAGTTTGCAGACACACGTACTCGTATTGCTAACAATTATTTTGCAAACTCTGATTTGCAAGTACAGATGTACACAGGCGCAGACATGTACATCACATTTGGTTTCGTCCCTTTCATTATTGAATTAGACGAAGAAGCAGGGCTACCGCGTATTCGCGTAGAAAATCCAATAGGGGCTTACCCAGAATTTGACCGCTACGGACGCTGTATTGCCTTTGCTAAGCGTTATTACTTGAGCATTGGAGAACTCGCTTCAGAGTTCCCTGAGTATGCAAGAGAACTCCTTGGTCCAGAAATGTACAAGGGAGACCTTAACGCACAACTAGAGATAATTCGTTACTACGATGCACAACAATCTCTGTTGTTTGTTCCAGAAAAAAACAATTTAGTTTTATCTAAGGCGGCTAACCCGCTTGGTAAGATGATGGTTGTTGTTGCTAAGCGTCCATCAGTTGATGGTGAGATGCGTGGACAGTTTGATGATGTATTGGGTATTCAGTTGCTTCGTAACAGGTTCGCATTACTTGCGATGGAAGCAGCAGAAAAGTCAGTACAGGCTCCAATTGTTCTACCAACAGATGTAACAGAACTTGAACTGGGTGGCGATGCAATTATTCGCACAGCAAACCCAGCAGGTGTAAGACGCGTAGACCTTAACATTCCACCTGGCGCATTTACTGAGCAGGCTTTGTTACAGCAGGAACTACGAACAGGAACACGTTACCCAGAGGGACGTACTGGAAACATTGATGCTTCCATTATTACTGGTCAAGGTGTTCAAGCACTTATGGGTGGCTTTGATACACAGGTTAAATCTGCTCAGGCTATCTTTGCTTCTGCATTACGAGATGTTATCTCTGTATGTTTTGAGGTAGATGAGAAGTTTTTTGATGTTGAAAAGACAATCCGTGGTGTAGATGCAGGTTCTCCTTACAGCCTTACATACAAGCCAGGCAAAGACATTAAGCGTGACTTTACCGCTGATGTTAGATACGGCATGCTTGCTGGGCTTAACCCAGCACAGGGACTTATCTTTATGTTACAAGCACTAGGTGGTGGATTAATTTCTACAGACCTAGCAATGCGTGAACTACCGTTTGGTATTAACGTAACGCAGGAAC